ATCGTCAGGACAATGCGAGGATATTGCGCCACGCTGTTCCAAGCCTCGGACTGGTCGTCCGGGGCGCTCTGGAAGAAAATTGCGGGCTTTCCTGCATATACGGCAAGACGGATGGCGATTTGACTGTTACCCATCAGCCGCCGACGAATCAGCACCATCTTCTGTTGAAGCAGGGTCGTACTCGTCTGCAAAGTCATCACTCCTTACCGTCATTTCCCAAGCATCGTCGAAACTAATGAGCCTGATTTTCCATTTGCCGTCCTTCACTTCGTCCGCTTTCACGGTGAAGTAGCAGACGGACTGATGAATAGCAGGGAGGAATATGGCGGTCAGTGTATCTTTTGTGAGGCTGATAACCAGCCCATTTCTCGGCTCCGGCCAAGTATGGTACTGCGCCCGGATAAGGTCGCGGACTTTGATTTCCTCATCGAAATACGCATTGTCACGGCTTTTGACGGTTGACATCTGACACCACCTCCTCACAAGTCGCTGTAAATCGTGTCAATTTCGGGCTGTGCGCTGCTCCGTATTCGTTCTTTGTAAGGTCTAGGGGCTGTTCGTCCGTGGCCTCTTTCCAGATATTCCGAATACGGCATATCGCTCTTTATGCGGCAGGTTATCTGCACACCATTCATATTGGCTTCTGCCAAAACCATCTTGCGCCAGTTGCGGCGAAGGTTGCCGGATTTTGGGGCGGGCGGCTCTCCCGGCGCAGATGCGCGGTGGTTGCCGTACATTCGCCCGTGACCGTCTTGCCCCAAAACCTCGAACGCCTTGTTTTGCAGGACATTGACCGCCCTCGTCGCCCGTGAACGGGCCTCGTGGTTTATCTCGCCCACGATTTGCTTGATTTCAACTCCAAGATAAGCTGCTTCCTGTCCGGGTGTCACTGTAATCAGCCCTTTCTTCCACATAGTAGAGCGTACTGATGCCCAAAGCGGATATATCGTCGCGCCCTTGAATGTAAAAGACCCGTGTTCCCAATGTGAGCCGGTCGCCCACACTGGCCACAGGTTTTGAGCCGTTCTCCACAATGGTGTGGGTCACAGGATGTTGGCGCTGTTGCCAGAGATACCTGACATCTGTGCTGGCTTGGGCAAGTACCCCTGTCAGCACTTTTCCAGTCGGCAGGAAATACCGCATGGAGCGTCCCATGTCGTTCGAGTCAATGACCTGTTTTTCCACAACGAAGTCGCGAAGAAGATTACCGGGGCGGAGGTACATGACGCTTCCCCCCAATCAGGCCGAGGTTGTCGTGCATACCCTCGTAGAAATATGGAGGTCTGGTGCGTCCCTTTGCCCCGTAATCAGGGATGGAGGACGCTGCCTCGGCTTCGGTCTTGAGCTGGTCATACATGGCCTTCCACGCAGCATAACGCTGATTGAGCGAAAGCCGGAGAGGCCCGGACTGCGTGTCCACCTCATAGGAGAACCGCCGCAGAACGCTCTCGACAAGCGCGAGTTTTGCCCGGAGCCACGAAGGCTTGTTGGCCTCTATCATTGCCTCGATTTCGTCATCGGAAAGATAGGCATTTCTAGCCCCGTCTGCAACCATGACATCGCCAAGCTCGAACCTCATGCGGTCTTTGCCGTTTTCCCCGATTTTTGTGCCGTCGTAAGAGTAACGAAGCTCACTCATACGGCTCACCTACTTCTGTGTTTTGGTCTTCTTGCCGGTTTCTGCCGGAGCTTCCTCCTTGGGTTCCTGCACCGGAGGCGGGGCGGAGGCCGGAACGGCCTCCTTCTCCTCGCTCTCCATGATAACGCCCATCCGCACAAGGCTACCCACCCTGCGCGGAAGGATTTTATCAGCAGGTATTTTGTCGCCAATGAGGTAATTCTGGCCACCGAAACGGCAGGGCTTTTTCGCAATATACACTACCATATCGGCTTCACCTCTCAGTCAACGCAGTTGGTGAGATACACGGCGAGGTCATCGGCGCACTTGTGCATATCGTAGCTCATCAAGCCCTCGATGTAGTCCGTATGGGTGGCATCTTCCGAGGAATACTGGGTGGTACTCATGTACTGCCCATTGCCCAGCATATCCCATGTGAAGATGTAGCCAGCGGAAGGCTCATCAATCTGCGGGTTGTTGGTGGCATAGCAGAGGAGAGCGCCCTTGCTGTCGCAGATGAACTGCATATCAGCGTTTTCCTCAAGCCCTGCGGCGTTGTAGGTGCTGTCCAGAACAACGACCTCCTGCAAGCCGAAAAGCTGCGCCAAGACCTGCTCGTTGACCACAGCAGGATTTGCGCTCGTGCCGGTGTACTTGATGCGCTCCATCACAAAGGGGTTGTGCTTGAGGCCGATGAAGGTTTCAACGCCCAAAGCCAGCTTGTTCGGAGTGCGGCGACCGTTCCGCTTGATGCGGGTGATAAGCTCATCGAAAAGCTCGATGGGGTTGCTGTTGCCGTCCGAGAACTTCACGAACTTCTTGTTGGCCTTGTCCTCGGTGGCAGCACCCGTCCACTCATCAGCCCACACGCCGGAGCGGAAGAAATGCTGGGCGAACAGGCGGTCTTGATGAATATTCATCTGCTCTGCGATGAACCTCACACGGGCGCGGCGCGGGTCAGCAGAACCGGGTGCGCCGGAACGGGTGAAGTTCAGGGTCGCAATCTGGTCGATACCGGCGATAACTTGGTCAACCTTGCAGTGATAGGACTGGTCGGATTCGCCCATGACCGCCGGGGCAACCTTGCCGTAGAGCGGCTTACGCTGCACGTTGTCGCGAGCGAGGTCTGCCTTGCTGAAAGTGTAGTAGAACCCGGAGGAAAGCTGCACCGGGCAAAGAGGGAACAACCGGCGGGCGGCGTACTCTCCCTCGTAAAAATAGGCCATGCTCATATTGCTCAGATACTGATTGGGCTTCCACTTCTTCGCAATGCGAGTCATAATCTCCTGATTGTTCATCTCTGTTCCCTCCATTACTTCGCATAGCCAGACTTGGTAATCTGGACTTTGATGACCTGACCCTTGGCATCGGCGGCTTCCAGAGCCACAGCCAAGATGAAAGTTCCGGCGGTCGCTGTGACAGCCAACCCCTCATCATCAGGGGTCAGGAGCGCACCTGCGGCAACCGCTGCTCCGGCCTTCCAGACGCTGATGTCCTTGACCTGAGCAGTCACTTCATCGCCCACAGCGATAGCCTCGTCCTCCTCGGCTACCAAAATACCAACCGGGACAGAGTTCTTTTTCGCTGTGACAAACTCACCGGAGCCGTTGAAGGCAACAGCGGTGAAAGGCCCGGAAACAATCGCCTCACCAACAGGGGCGATAATGGTCGGGCTAGGATTGATAATCGTGCCGTTATACATGGTCTTTTTCCTCCTTACGCCTGTGCCTCATACTCGGCAACCAATTCGGGATGCTGCTCCCAAGCCATCTGCTCGGCCTTGACACGGCCCATGCCGGGATTCTGCTTCATAATGTCCTCGGCGAACTTGGCAATCTTGGCGACTGCGGTGCCGGTGGTGTTCTCTGCACCGCGCTTGCCAATCTCGTCAAACACTCCCGATGCCTCCACGGCAGCGACCGCCGCATCGAAGCGAGAAATGATTTTGTCGTACATGGCGGGGTCTTTCTTGAGTTCCTTGAAGAAGGGAACCAACTCGTCCTTCTTCATGCCGAGGATTTCATACTTCTTGGCGACCGCCGCCATCTTGTCATCCTCGATTTTGGCCACGGTGTTGTCGAGGGCTTTCATAATCCCCTCGAACCGGGAAAGAATGTCGCTGGATGCGCCCTTTTCCACAGGCTCGTCAGCGGCAGGTGCCGAAGCAGGAGCGGGTTCGGTCTGCGTGTCCGCTACCACGCCAGCTTTGTCCTCAATTTTCTTGAGGAACTCAAGCTCCTCGGCGGTGAGTTTGCTCTTATCAATGTTCACGTCGGTTTCCTCCTTCTTCTCGACGGTTTCCTCCGTCTTTTCCTTGGCAATTCCCACGAGCTGACCGCCAGCCCACTTCTGAATGTATTCCTGCATGGCGGTGTTGAACTCGGCGAGGCTCTGATTCATCAAGGTGGCCTTGTCAGGGGCATCTTCGCTCGACAGAATGGACTCGAAGCTGCACACCAAAGCGCAACCCGCCGCCCGAATCTCATCAAGTATCAGATAGACCTGATGCTCCGTGATGACCTCGGAGAATGTTGCGGCCTCTTTCTGCACGTCCTCCGTCCTGTCACCGAAAACACTGGCAAGCGCTTTGGCCAGTTTCTCAATGACTCCGGCGGTCGTTTTGTCGTTTTTCGTAACCTGAATGTTGGCTTTGGGATTGGCGCCACGAGGCACGAAATCGACGCTTGTGATGTCGAGATTTTCCAGTTTTGTTGACATTTTCTTTCTCACTCCTCTGGCAGTTCAACTCTCTGGGCTTTGCCCTCGATGGAAAACATGGCGTATTCGCCTGATTTGACTTTCTCCCATACGGTTTCGTCCGTCACGAAGAAGCCAACCCACCACCCCTCGGGCAGAACTCCGTCGGGTATGCCGAGAGCATTGGCTTTTTCCTTGGTGAAAACGATGCTTTCCACAAGTTCGGCGCAATTCGCTCTCTCGTGCATCTCGCCTCCGACCCGATGCAGACGGACGTATTTGTATGCCGCCTTTTCAAGCGTGTCAATGTCAATGACATCGCCGTCGGAATCGACCAACACACTTCCGTCCTCAAAGTTCGCCACGCTCGCCCAGCCGAAGGCCAATCGCTTGTCCTCGTCGGCTTTCTTTATGTCGAAGCTGGCTTTCAGGACGGTGGTTTTGTTCATCACGTCATTGAATGTCCTCATCCTTTTCACCTCCTTTGCCCAAGGCATAACAAAAGCGCAGAATGTAAAAACTCTGCGCTTGTCTGCAATTATTCAGTTTTGACGCAAGCAGCGATACGGTTTCAGCTCTCTTGAACTCCATACTTCTCTTTTAGAGCCTTGAGTTTTTCATCAAATTCTTTGTCGAGGGCATCGAATTCTGGTGTGTGCGTATCAAGCCCAGAACGACGGCCTTCTTTTTTCAGTTGGTCGGATATTCTCTTGAATTCCAACGAATCCCATCGGAGTAAAGCCTTATATTCTTTTTGAAAATCAGGTGACATTTTCATTTCTTGGCCACCTCCGATAGCCGATTCCCATTGATAACGCTCGACTTATAATTCGATTATGCTGAGAATTATATTCGTTCAGCACTTCATCAAAAGCATCAATCAGCTTTTGATTATGCGTCAATTCATAAACGTATAAGTTGTCGATGCCCCGCAGAATTTTCAGCTCTGCGTCTAT